AACCCCCCTGCCACTATGGCAGATGCTCAATTAACAATTTATATTTTATTGCATTATAAAAGCACCTAACCCATGTTAAGTGCTTAATTTTTAATCATATATTAAGTCCTCTATGTCTTTGTCGGACTCTATATACAACGCTCCTACAATCTCATCATTTTTAATAAATACATTTCCGTTTCTGCAAGTAAACTTTGCAGTCAAGCTGTCATCAACATCCTTTAACGTATTTATATATTTCATATCAGGAATGTTCTTTAGTTTATTTACACTTTTTTGAAATAATTTATTGTCCGGTTGATTGCATATATTATAACTATACATACTTTACCTCCTAATCAAGATTGAACTTTTTATTTACTTCCTTGTTAGTCTTGCCTGCTGTTTCAATAATGTCTTTGTATGCTTCTTCCAAAGATAAATTCTTTTTATTCATCTTATATTCTACCAATTCTTCAAAAGATTTATTAGGTCTATTTATATTGAGTTCCTCAGCTTTTTCTCTGTCTGACATCATCAGCCTTGCCTCAGACCTATACTTATTTCTAAGAGCATGAGCTTGCATTGCCTGTTGTTTTATACTCTTTGTAGTATCAATGATATTAAGTATATTTTCATCATGAGCCTTATACCATCTTCTAACTTCCAAATCACCAAACTTACCAAAAAACTCATCTCTATAGTCAAGAGTGTTTAGTTTTTCTTGTCTTTCTTCTTTGTATTTTACCCACTTTTCATCATCACTATACTTCATTTTTTGAAATTCTTCAAGACTTTTTCCAATTTGATCACCATAGATTAATCTATATTTTTCATATTCCTTTTCATCATTACTCCTATTTAATATCATCTTTCTGTTTATCTTGTACTTGCCTTTTTCTTTTTCGCTCATAGACTCATACCAAGCCTTGTAGTTCATATTCGCAGGTACCTTGTAGTTTTTACCGTCCATATCTCTTGCAAGTCTTGTATCACCTTCGTCTTGATATTCTTCCAAGTATGGTATAGTAGTGCTTCTACAATTAGGATGCATCGGATTACAATTTAATCCTATCTGTCTTTTACTTACTTCAAACACTTTACCATCAAGACTTTGACATATTTCACTTGTTCTAAAGTCCAGTGTCGCCAAGAATTGATATTTTTCAAGACCTACATCTTTGTATAACTGTTGTGTAGCCTCAGATAATATATAATTACTTTCAGTTCTTATAAGTCTCTTAGCATTTGAAAAATTGACATCCATCCTATCTCTTACCTGTCTACTCATCTTATCAACAGAGTAACCAAGAGCAATGCCGACATTTAATATCCCCTGCAAATCATTTGCCATATTGGAATAATGCCCCCAAATACGTTCAGAGAAGTCCTTATTACTCCACTTTGCATTTACTATTTGCTCTATAGCTCTATTGTCAAATCTATCAAAAGTAAGGTCAAAATCGGCAGTAGGGCAGTCATATAAACTATGTGCAGCTTCACTATATGACTGTTTATAGTTTTCAACTAAGTGCTCTTTTGATGAATTTTCATAGTCTTTTGTCAGTATCTTCAGATTTAATTCTGTCTGCTTGAGCAAACTTTCAAGCCTGTTAAGCTTTGAAGATAAATAGCCTTGCTTTAATTCTTGTTTATCCTCATCACTTAAATTACTATTTTCAATCTTATTCTTGATATCTTCAAGATACTTTTTCAACTCATCATGACCGAGCGGCTTTCTTGCATTAATATTACTTATGCTTTCATCATTATCAGCATACTTTCTATACCAAGCTTTTATATCATTTTGTATTTGTATTCCAATATCTTCATAGGACTTTTTTAGTTCATCAAGATACTTTTCACCTCTGTCTTTGCTATGTTTTTCCGTCTGCAAAGCTCTTTTTTCAAAATATTCTTTAGTATTCACATCGTATTACTCCATATTTTGTTGCATTATAAAAGCACCTGACTTATGTCAAGTGCTTTTATAATATTTTAGGGAGATTGCGTATAATCTTTATTAATCTCAAAATCTCTTAGTTCATACTCGTCTTTTTCTTCTTCCAATCTCTTTAACTCTTCATCAACGTCTTGAATTTGCGGTAGCAGTTCAAGTAGCGTACGTTTTGATATTACATTACTCAAAGATAATATTGTATTTGTAGTTTCAGACTCATTTTGTGGCAAGTTTCTTGTAAATTCAGTTGTTATAAGGGTATAGTCATAATCCTTATTAAACTTTGTATTCATAAGCTTAGTTACAAGCTCACATCTTTTTTTAAGACCTATTGTAAAACCATTTTCTTTTTCTGTTGCTGACTGTTCGAGCGGAATAGTCTTAAATTTAATAGCAATCCCAGACAAATTGCCAGCAAACTTCTCATCAGCAAGGTCAGGAGTAAGCGAAAACTTATGAATATCGCTGTTTAACCTATTCTTATAGTTTTCAGTAGCAGCATCGTTTATATCTTTTACAAGAAACTTGGCACCACCACCATCCGGAAAATACATTACTCTGTTTTTCTTTAGAGTTTCAGCAGTCTTTTGAACCTTATCGGTATCGTCATCTATATCTTCTACAAGCTCACTTGCACCTTCAACTATCATATATGCGTCGTTGAAATAATCAATATCATTAGCTGTATTTGATTGTGATGTATCGTAAGCATTGTTTAGTTCTACTACATCCTCAAAATCTGATGTCATCTCAACATTGTTTTTGTAGATTATAATAGGCACTTCATCAAATAAATGCTCTGATTTATCTACTTCTTTAAATTCGGTTTCATTTTTCGCTTTTTCAAATCGTGTGATATAGGTATTATCGTATGCTTCAACTATATCAGTCACATTGCCATCTATATCTTTTGAACGATAGTATCTTATTGCACACATGATAAACTCATCTATCTTGTTACTTGCAATTAATATAAGCTCCAACGGTGATATTTTCTTTATTTTAGTTATTGCCTTTTCATTTTGATATATTATCTCCGCACCAAATCCGAATTTACTCATATCTTTTGCAATTTCATAATTCAATGATTTTTCAAAATTATCATCCAAAATTTTTGTATATTCGCTCAAATATTCTTCATCAGAAGACTTATGCTTTGCAGGTATTCCAATAAAATATCCTGTCTGCATTTTTACAACATACTTTGCATATGCAGACGCTAATTTATTGTTTGGAGCATCTTTTTTCATACTCCTATTTATTATTTCATTATTATTTTTATAATACTCGCTCAGCTTTTCCAATTTTGAAAGTTCATTTGATGAGTATTTTTCAATTATCTTTTTAATATTTGTTTTATTTACTTCAAATTCATTCAAATATATCATCTCATCACCTATAGCCCAAATAGAGATTTATTTAATATTTTCATTTTCTTCTTGCCTTTTACATCACCGTTTATAAATTCCACAAAGCCTGTAGTTGCATCAGGTGCATCATCGTGTTTATTTTTGCCCATCTTTTGATACTTCATCATATCTTGATAATACTTAGAAAACATCTTTTCCCAGCCCTTTGGCATGACTATTTGATTAAGTACATTAGTTGCCTTTGTAAGTATCCTGCTGTTCTTATTCTTATTTTGATGAAACCAAGTTACTATACATTTTTTATTTTTAAACTCGTCTCTTAGAATTCTTTCAACATTTCTTGCAAATCCACGACCACCATTATTAGATTCAATAATACACTCCCTCGTACCTGCAAGAGTAAGTCTCCTTGCCACTTCTTTTTCTGTTACTTCCATTGACTCATCTGTATAGTAAATGTCTTTTATAAGCCCCATGTTATCTATAACATCACCTGCAAGCATACATAAAAAGTCTGATCCTGTATCTGCAGTATCAATATATGCAATTTTCTTAGAAACTCTGTCTTCATCATATATTTCATATGTTTCAAATCCACTTCCATACAACGCTCCAGTAATGTCTACAGGTTGCTGCATATAGTTAGCAAGAAATATATCCTCATCTATTCCTTTTCTTTTTCCTTCAATAGCTTCAAGTGAAAGTATTTCATCGCAAAGAGGTTCTCCATTTTCAGATAATACAGGCATTTCCAACACATAGCACTCGTCACCAAATTCTTCTATCAATCTTCCTGCAAGATCATCTGTTGCCCACCTTGTCATTATGATTATTTGCAACGAACCCTCTACCATACGTGAAAGAAATGTATTTTTGTAAAAATCCCAATGCCCGTCCTTTACTCTCTCATTTACAGCCTCTTCTTTGTTTTTGATTGGATCATCTATTATACCAATATTTCCTCTCATACCTGTTATAGAGCCTCCAAAAGAAGTCGCAAGGTATGACATATATGAGCCTTCAAGAGACCATAAGTCCATAGCACCGTCACCTTGCTTTATTTTCAAATTGCTAAAAAAAGAAGTAGGTACAAAATAATCATCAACACCTTTTATTTCAGTATCTTGTATCATTTCTCTTACTGTCTTTGCAAATCTTGCAGATAACGTCTGATTATACGATACTGTTATTATTTGATTTTTTACATCTTGACCAAACAACCACGTAGCAAATACTCCAGCAGTATAACTCTTCCCATGCCCAGGCGGTAGATTAATAATCACTTTATCATAAGGCTTGCCTGTCTCAGCATTTATAAGTTTTTTCTCATATGCTTTTTGAAGAGTGGAACATAATATATCTTGAAATTTTCTGCTATTTCTAAAAAAAGATGGATTGATTAGATTGGCATACTGTCTTAAATCATGTCTACCTGCTTCTATTATTTGTTGTCTTTTTATTTCATCTTGAGTATAGACCTTATTTCCTATCATCTCACTCAATCTTTTTATAGATTTATTCATATTACATCCCACCCCCTTTTCGTTTAAAAAAACATTTAAAAAGTCTTTAAATCGGCATTTAATCAATGCTTTTAACACAATTTCAAATACAAAAATATAAAACTAAATATCAAAAAAGTTCATGATTAAAAATAAATGATATAAAAATAAGGGCTTATTTGCCCCTGTAATCAATTTTTGATATCTTGTAATATAAAATTACTACTTTTAAAATTTAAACGAAATTAAAGACATTTAAACGGAATTTAAACGGATAATATTTTGTATCTTATATCTAATCTTACAGAAAAAGAGTAGAATATATAATTTATACATACATTTTATTCCTTTTCTATAATTAGAACATATATAGACATCTAAAAACACATAGCAAAAATTAAGATGTCTTATCATATAATCAACATTAAATTTACTTACAGTCTTGTAATTGCAATATTTAAATGATAATTTTTAAAATTTAAATATTATATTTTATCA